TTCCTTTACTGAATCTTGCTTCTCCTGTAGCATCAACCTGATAAGGACTAACATATAGACATTTATGCTCTTGAGCGTATTGCTTCAAAGTCTTACTAACTTCTATTTGTTCTGTCCAATCATATTGACCTCCTTTACTTGGTATAGTTGATCTCCGTACTTGATTTATATAATCTACAATCACTACTCCAATGTCCAAATAATTCATTCTAACTTCAACTTCAGCTTTAATTTTTGCTAAAGTGAGTGCTGGGTCATAAATTATGTCCATTTGTCTATCTAATCGTAAAGGTAGTTTTATTAATGTCTCTTGGAACTTATCATAGTCTCCATGAGTATAAAAATCACTCAGTAATCCTGCACTACCTTCATATCTTCCTGCATTCCATTCTGCTAACTTTTTGAACTCGTCTTGAGTTAGCATACGATTCCTTAATCTTTCTAAGGGGATACCCGTTGCTATGGAAGCCATTCTTCTGAAGGTTTGGTCTTTAGTCATCTCTATTGTAAAGAATAGAGAACTTTTATTATTATCATACTGATTTACTGATATGTTTGCACATACCAGAGATTTACCACTACCTCTTCTACCTCCGATTAGGACTAAATCAGTCTTTGCGAAATGCATTTTTGCATCATATTCTGTATTTAGTCCTAATGGAACGTAGTTTTTCAACTGTTCCGCCGTTTCTAGCGGGTCTATCTTCTGCATACTTATTTCTTCCGAATCTATAATTTCTACTTTATTCCTCATTTCTGCACTAATATCTTCTAAGGCAGTAATATGTTCTTCTGCGCTAGACATAGCCACAGAATTATCCACATAGCCTTCCAACTCAGTTAAGAGTTCGCCATGTGTATATTCGTTTTTTAGGTATTCTAATAGATGATGAGCCTCTGCGTCCACTTCTAAAGTTTCTATCGCAAATATTTTTTCTTTGATAGATTGGTCTCTTAAACTTAGTTTTAAATCATCAAAACTAGGTAGAGATTTGAACTCCGAAAAGTGTTTTTCAACGGCTCGGTGGATTGGTTGGTATTCTGAGGGTAAATAATGAGATTCAAGTTGTCCCCACACTTCCATATCTTGTGTGCTTATAATCTGATGTATTAGTGCCGAACTTATATTCATTAATCTCCCAATTATAAAAATGCAAAAGAAAGCGTGGTCAAGTAAACTTAACCACGCCATCTAGGGTGAAAAGAAGTTTAGCTGGATGCTTTTTCTTTTCTTGCAGCGCCGTCATAGTCGGCACATGCTAGACCTCTTCTGGTCAACATAGTTTTCACACCTCTTTCAGTTTTACCGATTTCATCAGCAATCTGAGTAACTGTGTGTCCAGAGATATCACCAAGCGCAGTTAAAGCGTCTACTTTAGAAGCAGCTGTGCTTTCTCTCTGCGAAGGGATTTTGTCTATCTCACCTGTTCTTAGGAAAGATAGAGCTTTACCTCTAATACTATTAACTGGTCTTCCAAGAGCAGAAGCTATATCTTCTACAAATGCTCCTTCAGACACCATCTGTAAGAACGTAGCTTCTTCGTCAGGGTTATATGTTCTGACTGAAGCTGGTTTTTCAGTTGGTTTTACGTGATCTGTCAATTCCATAGAAAGGATTTTCCCTTGAATTGATTTAGCACTATATTTTCCGCCTTCAAATGCGGAAGCAATCTCTGCATATGTGTAACTTCCAGAGTTGTCTGTTACGAATGCATTGAGAGTGTTTTCTTCTTGCTCAGAAAAAGTTCTAGTAGAAACTGAAGATGCGAGTTCAACTTCGAATCCCATTTTTCTTAATTTAGAACTTACTGAACGAGGAGAGGTTTCAAGCGATTCAGCTGCAGATGCAACTGTAGCTTGAGATACTGGGCTTTCGCCTCCAACGAAATCAGTTAACGACTGAGTTCGTTCTTCGGTCCACTTAGGTACTGCCATTTTTTTCTCCAATTAGCTGTGTTAAATTTGTTACTATTCTTATTCCTTTTGATTCTGCTGACTTTGTTTTTGAACTAGCGATACCACTTTCGTTTACTAAAATGGTTACGTCGTTAGTCAAGGTATCTTTCATTCGATAGCCGTGTTTTTCTAAGACTTTTTTGGCATCAGCCTTCGTGCGGTAAGACTTTAATCTTCCCGTAATGCAAACTACTTCATTTATATCTACTACTGGAACGCCTTCGAAAACGTCTGCTTTCCATGTGAAAGGTAACCGACAATATTTGTTCTTGTATGCTGTTTCATACCAACTACAAATATTAGTTGTGACTTTTGGACCTAACCCCGCTTCACTACATCTCTTCTCGCTGATTTCTTCGACATGAGAAATCTTATCGCATAACTTCTGAGAAGCTGTAGATCCAAATAGTGGTATGGCAAAGGCAGGTAACAGGTCTTGTAAATTAGCGTTCTTACTTACTCCAATTTCATGTATTAACTTTTTCGCTATTTTTTCTGAACCAAGCCTTTCTTTTATCAGTTCTTCTGTCAGCTCGTATATATCTTCGATACATACTAAACCTAATTTGTTTATTGTTTTGGGTCCGAGACCCTTGATTCTTAAGGTTTTAGCGAAACCTTCGACTATCTTTGAATTCTTTGCTGGGCAACTGGTGTTGTTGCAAAATAGCTGGTCATTTACCAACTCTAAAGATGTGCCACATGATGGGCATACCTCTGGAATTTCTATCGTCTGTTTCATCTACTCCCTTTATTTATCAATTATTATATTATACTAAATCTGACATCAAATGTCAAGAATTATTTTTCCGCAAGTCCTACAATTCTAGGAATAATTTCACCACTCCTAATAACCTCAACTTCACAGCCTATGTAAAGTCCAAGTTCTTCGATATAAGACTTATTGTGTAGGGTGGCTCTGCTTACTGTAGCCTCGCCAATAATACAAGGCTCTAGAATTGCTACTGGTGAGACCACCCCACTTTTTCCTACTTGCCACTCTACGTCAAGCAGGGTTGTGGTAACACCTTTCTTTTGTTCTTTTAGTGCAAAAGCTCCTCTTGGGTGGTGGCTCGTATATCCTAAGTCCCGAAATTTTTCATTATTGTCGAGACGCCAAACCGTACCATCGTGAGGAAATTCTGCCCAATCGCTCTGTGTTACGGTATTGAAGCCAACTTCCCAAAGTTCCAACATATCATCTACATAGGAATCATTAAGAGATGGCTCAATACCATACGCAACAAAGCAGAGGTTACGAGTGAGGAATTCGTCTATGTCCTTCAGATTTAAACTACCTGCGGCATAATTTCTCGAATTCGGTACGGATTTGGGAGCAACTATCTCACCCGTAACTTGCATAATATGGTTTCCGATTGCCAATTGTGGAACTAAATCACTTGCTTTAAATTTATCCGTTATGTCAATTCCACTTTTTCCATCGCCTCTAGTCAAAACTCTTTCTAACTCCCCATTTATATATAATATACTTATTGCTGAGCCATCGAGTTTAGGTGTAACTATGACATCTTCTGAGGCAAAAGGACACTCTTCTCCTTGAAAAATTTTCTGTAATGAGTACATGCGAAAAGCATGGGGAACTCTCCCCTCTAGAGTGCCAACCTGTTTAAAGTTTATCGCTCTTGCTAGAGCATCAAACTCGTCATCACTCATGCTAGGATTTCCTGCATAGTAGTCAGCACTCGCTTTTTGTAATTTCTTATTTAGATAATTTTCCATTCTTTATATTATAAAGGCTGAAGTTTGGAAAGTCAAGAATTATTTACTCCGTATCTACGATTTAGCGTCAAGAGTATGTATCGTCTATAAGGTCACTGAAGTACTCATAGACTTCTTTTTTGTTTTCGGTTAGAGATAAGATTTCAACTAAAGCTGAAAACATCTCTCTACTGTTGGTTAGGTTAAGAGGCATGGATATGCCTTCTTTGGAGGGTTGCCATTCTCCATGAAAATCTAAATAATACTTTCTAAAATGTAAGTATTCTTGTTGCCTGAACGTATTTACTACTAAACGAATCTGTTCTTCGCCGTTTTCTTTTTCATGTATAATGCGTGAATAAAATTCTGGTTCTTGGAATAAGTCTACCATCTGTGCCTCTCATTCTTTAAAATTCTAGATAAAGGAACTATTGAAGTAACATTCTTAGGTCTTAATAGTCGATAAGAGTCCGTATCCCAGCACCACAAAAGAATCGTATCTTTTGTTGGTCTGGCTCTATTCCTTTTAGTTTGTATATAGGGGGTTGAAAAGTCTAAAGTACAAACATTGTACTTTAGTTTTCTGGAGTTTGTACTCCTGTATGTTATGACTGCATCGCCGCATTCCGTTACGGCTTCTATAAATTCTTTGTTTGTCACGTGAGTTCCTTGTGTTTAGTTATAAGAAACCACGCTAGTAGATATGTTTGTGTTAAAAAATATGCTAAAAAATTAGAACACAAAAAGACAAGGGATAGCTCACTACCCCTTGCTTTTCAGGTGGATTTAACCGTTTACTGCGTTGATAACACCAGCTAAATATTGTGCTGCTTTACCAGAAAGTCTGCCGATTATTTCATCGTCAACTTCTTGTCCAGCATCAGATATTGCTGTTTTCAACTCATTGTGCATTGCCTCTTTAGAAACTCTACCTCCACCAGTAGAACCTCCACTAGAACCACTTGAAGGGTTCTTTTTCACATACACGCCTGCCCTAGTTAAAATCATTCTAACTCCGTTTGGGCTCTCACCTAACTCGTCAGCTATATCTTTTACTATCTCCATACTTGTTTCTGGAGTAGGGTCTTGTTCAGTATATAAGTCGATTGCCTGTTGTTTTGATTCATCTGTCCAAGCCACTCGTCTTCTCCTTTTTGTACCTCGAAAACCGGGGTAAGACCCTGTTGCTTCGAGTTGTTGTTGATAAAATCTGTCTCCCATTCTTATATTATAGAACATATAAGCATGAAAGTCAAGAACTATTTTCAGTTATGGTAAAATTGCATTGAACTTTAAATCCTCAGCTCTTTCATCAGTCCACTTATCCCCACAATCTTGGCAGGTCATGACTGGAACAACAATAGCGACTGGTCTGTCATCATGTTCAAACTGAATGATGTCAGCTCTTTGATTTATATTCAGACTTCCGCAGTTGGGACAGTTCATTATTCTCCTTTACTAAAACTTCTATTCTTTGATATAAATTATAGACTTGTCTATTAAGCTCACGTATCTGTGCCTCATAAGCGTTTTGGGTGTCGCCATGCTTTTCGTCTTTTCCAACACAAGCCATAGGTCTATCTTTATCCATTTTTATATTATACTAAATTCTCAACCAAAAGTCAAGAATAATTTTTTGGTAGGTTGAGCCTACCAATCTACTTCGTTCTCTAAAAAGCACAGCTTATCATCTGCTTCTGCAGCCTTTTCCATTTCTGTATCTATGGCTGAGATTAAGTCTGAATGTTCACCTATTCCTGCAGGGTTAGTCAAATATACTTTTATATTTGCCTTCGCTGTAGCTATATCACCTTGATACTTCAGTATTAAAGCGTCTCTTAAAGTTTCATTAATTGTCATCTTCTCTCCCTAAAAGGCTTTCGACAAAAGCCTTTATAAAATTATGTTGATTTAAAAATATGATTATCAATGCTGGAGCCAGAACAAATGAAAATGCAAAACATAGAGCATAGTATAATTTAGGCATGCCTATAACTATATTATCTGGCTCTAAGTCTTTTGCTACTTCATATGCTGGATACCATATTGAAAACATACTAGTTAATGCTCCCGACACAGCAAAAACTATGTAAAAATATATTGCTTCCATATGCAAATTCCTTATTCCTCAAAACTTACTCCATATTCCTTTAGATGTTCAAGGCTTCCCAAACTATGTGCTAATGAATGAGCAGCAAAACCTATTCGTTTTCTGCCTGTCCACCAACCTAGTTTTGAGTATTCATCACTATATGGTACAAGATTATAACACCAAATGCTATACATCTTGCAACCATACTCCTTTTCGTAGTCCATTGTTCTGAGTCCGGGCTTTGAGTTTTGGTACTCTATTGAGTACTCTTTCTCTATTAGTGCAGGCATATGATACTTTGCACTCCATACTATTTCGCCTTCTTCAAAACTATCTCGAAGACAAGCATCGGGAAGTAATGCTTCTTGGTACTTGTCTTCTCCTGTAGGTCGTTGTGGGACTCCCACTCTATCAATTATGCCTTTTACAAAGGCTGCCGACCTATAAATACTTTTAGCTATTTCTGCTATATTATCTCCTTCTACATAGTCAGTAATAACTTGTCGTACTTCTTCTTTAGAGGCAGGCTTTCCTTTATTTTGAGACTTTCGTCTTGCAACATAGTCTTCCTGCTCTTTAAATTCTTCTATAATACGATTTAATCGTGTCGTATTATAACTAATATTCAGCATTTCACATGCTGTTTTCTTTGTAATTCCTTCCTCCTCTAAGCTAAAAATAACCCTACGAACACTCGCATCAGTCAAATTTTCGCCTTCTCGTTTTCGTACTCCTCTTTTATATGCCATTATTTACCACTATTGTTATTAAAAACCAAAATAATCCACATAATAAAATTGAGGATATAAATACTACTTCTTCTGCTTTCATATTACCTTAGCTAAAATTACTACTTGCATAAATAGAACCATAACTGGTACTATAGTTCTTACTAGCTCTAATGAGTATTTTACTCTGCTAATATCTTTTTCTAATTTTTTTATTTTCTTTGTCATTAATCCATATCCATTTGTATTTGTTGTTCATATTCTCTGAATTCATCAGCTTCTTTTATTTTTTGCCCTAGTAAAATTATGGCATAGTGAATTATTTTGTATAAATCTCTTTCATCATAACCATTTTTCTTGCCGTATCTTTGTGCGTACTTCATTATATTTCCTATACAGAAACCTTCTCCATGCTGTGCATCAAAGATAACTTCAGTTGCCTGAAATTTACCTGAGCCGTAGTGTTTATCATAGGTTTTATCTATGTATTTTTTTAATTTTTTTATTACTCTATCTTCGTTAAATTCGTACTTATTTACCATTATTACTCCATTTATACCACTCAGGTTTCATATCTATCTTTTCTTGTAGTCGCTGTCGAATTATTACTAAGTCTCTAGCACTAGGATTCCAGTCATTGTATAATTCGTCTGGCCACTGCTCTCTTTTAAATTTTCTATCTGGGTTTGGTTTCATAC